AGGGGCGGGACTACCCGAGTGGGACGAGAGGGAGCCGAACCACCGACACGCTGGATATAAGCCAGCTGCTCTACCACTGAGCTATGTTCCGATATACTTGCCAAGCCATAGTACCTGACAAGTAAGTGTGCAACCGATTGATATTTGATTCATCCATCTGAATCTATTATAGTTATAACACGAATCAAGTATACCATTCTATACCATCTTAAAATTCTTCAATGCTGCTGAATGCAGCCTATGTACCTGTGTCCATCCATAGCCCATCTCCGTTGCTACATCATCCCATTTTAAGCCTTTTATATAGCGTAAGCGCAGAACTTTCCGTTCATCTTCTGAATACATTTTTCGGATCTGACTCTCAATCTTACGATATTGCTGTACCTTGTTCAAACGTTCTTTCTTCAACAGTTCAATCTGCTCATCCAATATTGCAATGTAATCCGACAGATCTGATTGACTGCTGCCTTTTGGCATTCCATCATTCACTACGGAAGGAAACGTCTTATCAGCTCTTAACCTTTTGATTTCTTCCAGGATGTCCCGCTCTCTTTTGACTGCTCTCTGATATGATTTTAAATATTCTTTTTTCTTTTCATTTTCTTCCTTCAATCTCCCGTCCATTGGCACCGCCTCCTACAAGTCTGCCAGTTCCTTTTCATATATTTCTTTTCGCTGTCTTAGCCATTCTGCAAGATCATTCTGGAATCTTTTTGACTGTACATCGTCAGTTTTTGGAGAAACAACTTGTACCCAATGCTGTTTATTATGTTCTTCCAGGATCTGCGTAATACTTTTAATATCCCGTTCCAACTCTTTTGCCTTCTGTAATGTGTCCTTATCCATTCCGTAATACCTCCAGCTCTGAAAAATTCCAATCTTGCGGTGGTGTAGCTCCGCAATGACTGATTATGGCGCAGCGTACACAATGCGGATGTTCCGCGCAATACTTGCCTATTATCCGCATTGCTTCCATCATTTCCTGATCTGTGACAGTTCCCTGCTCTGTTTTAATGTTTTTTGCCATCCTTACCTCTCTTATTTTTCTCTGACTCACGCAAGCACCAGGCGATCACGCCGAATGCTCCGATCAGTATGCCAACACCAATTGCAACGATTATATCTACCATTTACTTTCCCTCCTCGGCCACCACTTCAGGCTTGTTGGTATCATCTTTTACCTCCAACAGTTCCGGATTATCAAATATATTTCCGATTACCTGAACGCAATTTCTTTCTCCAGCATAAAATCCAAGGTTGCAATAGTCTCTTCCGTACTCTGACCTGAATAGATAACTGTAATCTAGTGTCCAATCACCCATATTCATTTTTACGATCTCTGGATATTTTTCTTTGCGATCACAGATATCGTTCTCCCAGATTTTATTTCCATTCTTGTCAGTGAGCCCGGTATATTCACACAGTGTCTCCTCATCCACTCTTACGATATCATCAATCTCCATATACCCATATTGACTGCAATAATGCGGATTCTCTTCATAGCAGATAAACAAACCTAAATGTGTTTTTATCGGAATGCCCTCCACCCAATCACCATATTCAATACTCTTTGCTCTAAAAAGGATTTCTCTCATTCAAGCCCACCGCCTTTCTCCTGGCGAATGCTCCGGAGCAGGTCTTCAATTCCCTGGATGTAGCCACCGTAAAAACTGTTTATTTTCGCAACCTCAAGATTTTTCTTTCTGGTGGCTGCTGCCTGGAGGCTATCTGCAGTTTTCTCTACTTCTTCATATGTCTTTTCCATCATCTCACCTCGCTCTAAGGAATCGGAGCAGCATGCGGTAACGCCAATATACCGTCTCTTCTGACTTCCATTTGTTGCAGCTATAATCATCAGTGATCCGGATTCCTTTCTTGTCGCAGAGAAGATCATCATTATAACCGCAGGTCTTACATGTTTTATCATTCATCCCTTTTCCTCCCAGTCAATTTCTTAATGTCCGCTCCGCAGCATACAAAACAATAGTTCCGTCATGGAACGCCGTCTCGGACCTTCCCGGCATGACAATGCAACTGCCAACTTCCACCGTTCTGTGGTTCCATCAATTGGTGTTGGATTCTCGAATTCGTCTGTTGCCTCCGCCCAGTATGGTATCGCAACCATTACGCCAAAATAATTTGATGATTCTGGAAACTGTTCATGCATATGCCTGGCAAATTTCCCGCTCCGAAAATCCGGCAATATATCTTTGTAGCATTCCATGGTCGTTACGATGTAATTTTTCTCTCCCAGGAAGTTCAGACCATTTCCGCTGTAAACATCCTCTTTGCAGCTTTTAATCTCATAGCAGGTAAATATTCCCTTTTCGATTCCAGATATAGACATCTGGTCTGCTGGAGAAAACTGCATATAATCAACTCTTTTTCCATTAGCCGTCCATGGATCCAGACTTACCTCACTGGCCCAGTGTTTCCCTGCTCCTGCAAAGCGTGTATTTACAAGTAACTCTCCAAGAAATTTTGTTATTTCAGCCCTTGTCATTTCCTTTAACCCCAATCCTGTAATCCGCTACTATTTCCTCTTATGCCGTTATGCATTGCTGTGGTTCGTCCGTTGATACCATAGGCTTCAACCAGGCCTTTATGATATCCATTACGGTATTCTTCCTGATTATCGTGATATACCTTAATGAAATCGTCGATTGTATAAAACTCTTTTGGATTTTCTGCCACATAATCTTCAGCCTCACACCAGGTGCTATATTTGCTCAGCGCCGCTAAACGAATAAATTCACTTTTGTTCATCTTCATTTCATATCTTCCTTTCGCACCTATTCCCTGTTAAATCCCATTTCTTCATAAATGTTATAATTTGCCAGGTCCTCAAACTCTACATCAATGTCCATTTCCTTATGTGCAAGCTCATAAGCCTTCGCAACTCCAATCCGGTCTACATAATCCATTGCTGCTTTCCAGTTCTTTAGGAATTTTTTGTTTGCTTTTGTAAATCCCCATGAAAACTTAATCGCATACAGGGAAATGATTATATTTGTTATGGTAATATAGTCCTCTGCCCGCTCCAGTTTCTCCTGAGCTTCTCTGATCACAGCGTCTGTTACAGCTTCTGTTTTCTGCTGTTCCATCCTTTTCAAGTATGTTTGCAATATAGAAGCCTGCTGCCCGGTCATCCCTGCTACCTGTGCCACTGTTAGATTAAGGTTCAATGGAACCTGACATTTTTCCTGCATCTTTGCCTGGCGCCTTCTTTCTGCTCTGGTCATACTATTTCACCTCTTCATCAGCAGGCATTACAAATATTCTGATCTTCTCCGGATGCCGGACTGCCACCTGGATTCCGCAGAGTACATGGACTGCTTTGGCTTCTGTACTGTATCCACCAAGAATATCTCCTTCCTTTTTGTCCTTAGTATGTAGCAGGATCTGAAAGGATCCATCTGGCAGGCGGACTGTCGTAGTTACTTTCCCAGTTATGTCTACCAATTGACCACTTTGAGTTCTAATTTTCACAGTTCTGTTTCCTCCATTCTGACAATATCCTGGTTGTATTTACAAGATTATCTGTGTTTTCCTTATATGCTTGTTTTCTCTCAATTCCCAGAAGTATTTGATTGAGTTTCTCCACCTCTGTTTTTGGAATTTCAAAGGAAAAATTAAGGTTGTATGGATTTCCCTTTGGCTTATAGCGTGTTATTCTGCACTTCAATAATTTCAACCATTTTGGCGGATTCTCATGCCAAAGCTCTTTATATTTCTTTTTTCGGATTCTTTTATTCATATCTGTCCCTTTCCTGAAGCGGGGTACAAATCGTCCTCCACTTGTTTTGCTTTACCACTTCTAGCTCTCTTTATAATCTGCAGCCTGGTCAGATCATACTCCAATAGTAGTTTTCGATCCTTCTCTTTACTAAGCTCTACATCCACCGGTCCGATCCGGTATTTTCCCGCTACTTTTCGGCCTTCCATGGCTGCAAGATATAGACTGTCAACCGTCCTTCCAAGAAACTTTGAAGCTTCTTGTATTGATATTGAGGGTTCAACTACTTCTCCCTCTATTGTTGTAATCTCATACAGCTTTTTTCTTGCGCTCATAGCCAGTTTCTCCCGAAGATCTTCCGGAACTGTTCCCTGCTGCCAATCTGGCTCTCAAAGGCTTCCTGTCCCAGTCTGTGAAGCTCATCCATTACCGCCTGGTCTTTATGTACTGCATGTGCTCCGAACTGGTGGCATTCCAGGCACAGGTCTACTTTTAATCCATATTGTTCGGATAATGTTCGGTTAGGTCCGCCAAAAATATGATGCTCTTCGGTCTGTGTGTACCGTCCGCACAGATAACATCTTCCTTTCCGGCTTCCAAGAATGCTTGCCGGATGGGACATCTTTTTTTCTTCGTTTCTTCTTTTGGAAATTTAAGTCCGCTCATATTTTTCCTTCTTTCATCTTGTCCGAGTCGGACATTAACTAAATGGCAGTTCCTCTTCAATTCCATCCGGGATATTCATGAAACCATCAGGTCCCACATCTGGTGATTGTTGTGGAACATTCTGCTGACTGCTGCCAGATCCAGAGCCTTTGCTTTCTGCAAATTCCTGTTCTTCCACAACAACCTCTGTCGTATAAACTTTCTGCCCATCACGGTTGGTATAACTTCCGGTCTGAATACGGCCTTCGATTGTAATCTTCAATCCTTTTCGGAAGTATTTCTCCGCGAACTCGGCAGATCTTCCAAACACTACACAATTAATAAAATCTGCAGTTGCATCTCCATCTTTTCTGATCTTCCTATCTACTGCCAGTGTGTATCTGGCAATTGCAAATGAATTTTTCCCTGGGGTGTATCTCACCTCTGGATCTCTGGTAAGACGCCCCATTAAAATTACTTTGTTCATCTCTTATCGCTCTCCTTCCATATTGCGTTCGCCTCTTTTTTGCAATCTCTTTCCATGTAATAGTCATACAGGAACTCTTTCTGTGCCTTTGTGTACTCTCTGGTGATGTCCCTTGTTGGAATTGCGATTCCCTGCTGTGGATTGTGCAGAAGCACCCATCCTCTTCTGACCAGATAGTCCGCCGCTCCGATAACATCCGGGGAATTTTTCACCATTCCTGATGCGTTGATCTCCACCATCGCCGCAAACCGTTCCTCTTGTGTCAGGTTCTTGTCCAGATAGTCGTTCGCCCATTCCTGATGATCTCCCCACTCTACTGCATGGAAGGTTCCGTTCGGTTCTAACCATCCATAATCCTCTGTGGTATGTTCTTCTTCATCCATCATTCGTGCCATGAAGCTGTCGAGTGCATCCTGCTGTCTATCCTCCGCAGTCTCTTCTCCGAGTTTCTTTCGGATTTCTCTCTGTGTACTTTCCGATATGTGATCCATTGCAACGTCCCACCGTTCAATCATCCTCCGCAGGTCTTTCTCTATTTTCTTTCGTCTTTCGATTTCTTTCCAGATGTTCATTCTCTGCGGCATCTGCTCTTCTTCTCCCGGTTCGTATATTTCAAGATGATATGTCCCTGCTGCCGTGCTCCCCTTCAGAGCAGCGCGACCAAGCAGAATGTCCTCAGCATATCTCCTTATCTGCGCCTCTGGTTTATCTGTTCCAGTCATGCTATCCATGAGAATTTCTATTATGGTCTCATAACTTTTCTCGCCTGTGTAAAACCATTCCCTTGTAATTTCCGTAATAAATTCTCCATTAATATCAAATACCAAATTACCCTCTTTCATTTTTCTTCCCTTTCATTTGTTACAAATTCCTTAATCTTCCTTATACGGTTTCGGAAGTGGCATCCAGGCATTGACATACAAATCATGTTCAACAAAACTCTCGTCTTCGTCACCAACTCTGAATGTTCCGCCGTCATCATCGTCAACTGTATATCTTCCAATCATTGGTAGTGAAAAGTAAAAAAACGATACCAGAATGTGTTTGTCCGGGTCTGGTAATCTCTCGTCTATCGGAATCCAGTTAGTAGATTTTAAACGCTTAATAGCTTTTTTCTGTTCCTCTTCTGTCTCGCAGTGTATTACAATATCATATGTATCATCGTATGCACTAAATGAACCGTCTTCATTATGTACAAGTGTCATTCCGTCGCTCATTCCTTACCCCTCCTTATACGGCTTTGGAAGTGACATCCAGGCCATAATATCAATCCAATCATAACCGCCGTCGAGATAATATCCATTGGAATCAATGAAGCACGTATCTTGCCATGTTGTTTCTCCGTTAGTAACCAATATTTCTTGTCCGTCATCTGGCATTTTGCAGTCAAGCATATATTGTATGTCTTTTGAAAGGAATTCTTCTGCACGTTCTTTTTCTGATATCTGATGATATTTTACCGGAATCCAACCGTTTTCTTTCTCATCCTCTTCCAGATCATCCAGAAGACTATTTACGATATCCAGCGAACTCCCCGGCAATCCTTCCTTGTACATCGTCTTTTTCTGCAGTTCCTGTTTATACTGCAGTAATCTTTCTTTTATCCTACTTACCATCTTGCTTACCTCATCTTTATAATTTCTTTCTTATGTGCGTCTAATTCGTTTATTTCGTTTTTATACTCTTTCACAGTATCACCTCTGCATCTGATGGCATTTTAAAGATTTTGATCTTTTCTGGATGCTGAGCTGCAACCTGTATGGCACAGAGGGCACGAACAGCCTTTGGCTCTGTGCTATATTCTCCCAGGATAGTTCCTTTCTTTTTGTCTTTGGTGTGTGCCAGTATCTGATATGAGCCGGTTGGTGTGAGAACTGTAGTCACTTCTTTTTCAGTCATATCTATCAGCTGATTTCTCAGTGTTCGGATTTTCATTTCTGTACTTTTCTCCTTTCAGCTAATATTCGTGTTGTGTTAACAAGATTCTCTGTATTCCGTTCATATTCTCTCATTTCCTTCCGAACAACTTCGATTATCGTAAGTAGTTCTGTTTTAGTGCCAGCAATCATTGCACGTATACAATACTCTTTCACACTCTGATCTATAGCCTTGATCTTTATATATTCCGATTGTCTTATCATTGACTTGATGATTCTCTTCTTCATCTGTTCTGGCGGTTTCTTCCCATACATTTTTTTATATTTCTTTTTCAGTATCCTTAGCTTCATCTTTTACACCTTTTCTCTGTTAAGCCCCAGTTCTTCATAAATGTTATAATTGGCCAGATCTTCAAACTCCACTTCAATATCCATATCTCTTTTTGCATATTCATAAGCTTTTGCCACTCCTATGCGATTCACATACTCCATTGCTGATTTCCAATTATCCAGAAATTTCTTATTTGCTTTCGTGAATCCCCATGAAAACTTTATTGCGTAAATAGAGATGATTATATTTGTGACCGTTATATAATCTTCTGCCCGTTCCAGTTTCTCCTGAGCTTCACGGATGCAGGCGTCCGTTGCCTGCTCCGTTATTTCATCCTCTCTCGCTTTCAGGTAATTCTGCAGAATCATTGACTGCTGCCCTGTCAGTCCTGCAACCTGGCCAAGCTGCGTCTTAAAGTTCAATGGGAGTCTGCATTTTTCCTGTTCTCTGGCCTTACGTCTCATTTCTGCCCTGTTCATTTGCTTTCCCTCTGTACTTCCTTTAAGAATTCAACCAATTCGCTTTCACTATTTGGGAATTTATTGTATCTTCCATGCTGTGTCCATTTAGGTATTCCTGATTTTCTTTCCGGTTCAGGTCCTCCGATCAAATGCATGTAATATGATTCTGTATTATCTGATACCCACTGGCTATGAACAGTATCCCGATCATATTCTTCTGCAATAAGTCTTGCGCCATTTGCAAAATCATATTTGTAGTACCTGACGCCAATATGTTCATCTGTATACCAAAGTCCCCAGGCTTTATAATTTCTCAGCCATTCTTTCCTCTGATCATTATTTCTCATCACCGGAAGTGGCAACTGCTCCATGACGTTCTTTCCGTCATCTTTATTTTCATCATCCAGACAATCTCTCACCAGATTCTTGATTATTCTGAGTCCACCGGCAATGAGCTGATATTTCAATATCGTTCTTCCCGGAATTCCCTCATCAGCCACTGAAAGATAGTTTTTCAACTCTTCTTCGGCATCTTGCAGAATATCATCCATTGCAATCATTGATGGAACCGGAATATCTTTAAGCTCCGGTGGCCAAGCTTCTGGTATCAGTTCTATTATCTGCTGCTTTTCGTCCACTGTTTTCTTGTTTTCTGCTGCGTTTTCGCAGCGTTCACAGTTGTCCGAATCGGACATATCTGATTCTTCAATAACAAAATCTTCCGGTACTATCCTTTTTTGATATTCTGCTGCCATGCGTTCTCTTGATATGTAACAGACTTTTTCGCCCTGTTCATCGTAAAATACGAAATCATCTTCCTTTGGTCTTTGCACTGCTGCGAATTCCGTTCCCATTACTCTGAAACGCCTTGTATTACCTGGTCCCATGCCTTTATATGCATTTTCCAGGAATACATTTATCATCCTTGCTATGTCCGGCAGAAATACTTCGTTTGCATCATAATATGGACATTCTTTTTGTGGTTCTGGCATAGGTGCAAGCTTCACCGCTTTTTGTTTCTTTCCATACTTCTCTATCAGTGTTTCAGCCAACTGCTGCCATGTAATCAGCTTTTCATCCCCACTACCAGGATTAAACAGGATTCCATTTGATTTTCCCTGATAATTCAAATATCCATTTCTGATCCGCACATCATTGTATATAATGCTGAGCATATAAATGGACATGTTCTTATCCCGCCTTTGAATTCGTTCTGTTGTTGATTTCTTTAAGCTTTCAAGGAATCGTTCGATCTGAATGTCAACATCAATTACCGTTCCATCTTCCGGAGGTCTTCTTCGTCCAATTGCTTCATCAAGTGTCAGCCGTCCAGGAATCTGACGTCCTACTTCCTGTTTTTCTTTCAAAGCTTTAACCTCTGGGAGCGTAATTGTTTCATTCTTTTTGTACAACCCCAGAGCCTCATCCTGGTGTTTCTCATCCAGATCTGTCAGTTCCCTTGCCACAGATATATTGATGCTTCCATTTTGAAACTCTTGCATGAACTCCTGACTTAGTTTTTTCTGGATTGCATGATATCTTTCTAACTGTGTCCCTGATGTTCCGAGAGTTGCCTGTACCATGCTTCTGGTTGTCCCCTGCAGGTCAACCAGATCACGAAGTTCCTTAATTACCTCTTCTGTGATAAGCGCCTCCTGCATTTTCTCCCAGTCACTTTTTTCACGGAACCGGTTCGCCTGGATGATTCCCAGCTTATTGATCAGCTGTTCCACTTTTCCATCTTTATCTTCTGGGAACTTTTCTGTATTCAGATTCACTTTTGTATATTTACAGTTAATCTTCCGAAACTCTTCATGTCCCTCTTCCACAAGCATCCTGCAGCACATTGTCCTACAGTGCCCTGATATGATCCTGTCTTTACCATCCACGTCCTCAATCAGAACGTCCTGCATAACCCCAAATAGAAGAATTGAGTTCTTCAATCCCTGCAGTTTCTCCGGATCTGTGGAATAGAAATTCTCTTTCGATGGCTCCAGTTCAAACACATCCCGATACACTGTATCACTGATATTCTCAGTCTCCGTGGGCTTTTTACGATTATTTACCATGTCGGCCAGATTGAATGCCATCAGGCTTCCCTCCCTTCCGTCCATTTATCCATCATAACTCCTGCTGCCACCAGATACTCTTTCACCAGGCATTCATAATCTTTTGCGGCTAAAGAACGCGCGGAATACAAAGGGATAGGTTTTCTTGCATAAGTACTCTCTGATACTTTTCTGGAATATCTTATCTTCGTCTTAAGCATTGGATACCCTGCTGCCTCTATCATTTCTGTTCCCTGTGCCTGTGCAAGGTTGTTTTTGTCATATTTTGTGATAAAGACCCAGTAATTTTTCAATTCTGGGTTCAGTTCCTCTTTTGTATAACCAATCTGATCCACCAGTTCCGGAAGTCCTTCCGTTGTGTTATCATCAATTTCTACCGGAATCAAAACATCATCACAGGCTGTCAGAGCATTGATCGTTGATACGTTGATATCCGGTGCATTGTCAATTATGCAGAAATCATACTGATCAGCCACACATGCCAATGCATTTTTTATCCTATACTGCTGCGGTCGTGTCTGATCGAACATTACTTCCTGGTTAGCCATCAAAAGACGCATATTTGCCGGTAATACATCCATGTTATGGAATTCCGTATGTCTGATCAGTTTTTTCATCCAGTCTTCCGGGTGCCTTGCAGTCATGATCCGATCTATTCCCTCTCCATCCTGTGTTCTGCAGTTCAATCCTCTTGATGCATCTCCCTGCTTATCGTTATCCACAATAAGCACTTTATTCCCCTGGCTTGCCAGAATATAGGCAACACTATTGGTGGTAACGGTCTTGGCCACGCCACCCTTTAAATTAATCACTGCAATTGTTCTCATACTCTTCCTCTTTTCTTTTTATTTTTTCTTATGTGCCCTATTTCTCAATTTTCTGTCTGCTCTTTCCATCCAATCAGGCTTCCCACCTTCCGGTTCATTATCAAAATAGATTTCTCCATCATCATCTCTGTAATAGTGAAAGTGTATTCCTGATTTTGTTACTGTTCCAAGATACGTCATTGCCCTTGGATCCTGTTCTGTGCGCAGACTCCATCCTTTTCCCCACAATTCTTCAGTTTCCACGTTTTATCATCTCCTCCTGGAGTCATTGCGAATATGAATGTACTCCGGCCAACGAAGAAACTTTCAGTTTCAACCGGTTGATTACTTCATACACCTTTTTCCATTCATCTGCATTTTTGATATCTTTTCCCTTTGTATCTTTAAAGGCATCTGCTGCCAGATCTGAGATTCTCAATACTCTGGATGTCACGAAGGTATCTCTGGTATATATGCAAATCTCACATGTAGAACGAAATCTCGAAAGAGCTTCTATAAGTGCCTGTAAGTTACACTGATGATATGTACTACTACTATTTCCGAAACCTTCTCTGGTCTCAGTCCTTCCAGCGTACACGGCTTCTATTACATATCCGTATCTGCGCCGAACTCTTGCCTGGCACTGTTTATCTGTTTCCAGATAAATATTGACTTTCACAGCTTGATTCCCCCTTTCTTTAAATTCGTCTGTTCAATCTGATCAATGTGTAATGGCGGTAATTGTACCCAGTTACCGGATTTTTTCCCTCAAAGAGCTCTGCTATGTAGTAACCTTTCTTAGGCTTCACTTTCTTAGGCCAACGTTTCAGCTCCTCTGGCTTTGGCTCTGGAAGCGGCATATTCCTGGAATGGCTGTAGTTTGCTTCACTAAGTCTGGGCTTTGCCAGGGTTCCGTCTTTTTTCTTTTCCCTGGTTTTCTCATCCTTGGTGATGTAATCAGCCAGCTTCTGGAAATCCTCTTCCGGGCACTTACTCTTCCTAATCTGAGTTACATATACTCCACCATAGGGCCAGGTCCTTTCAACAAGACTTGCCGTATCTCCAATATCGTTGATAATACAATGTATATGCCAGGCTCCCTTCGTCCCCCGTTCAATGTTCCGGATCCAGAAGAGCACCCTGCCTTTTTTCCTGTAAATCTTTCTTAGCTTGTCCATCATTTTCAAAAACTGCTTCTTGGCAGTGTCCATATCTGGAGGTCTGTTCTCTGGCTTGTATGTAAATGTCACCCACAGATCACCTGGTGAAAAATATTCCATCAGTCTGAGTCTTGCCCTCTTGGATTTATTCCAGGCGTTTACTCTCTGAACATCTTCCGGAGTGAGCTTTCTCTTAGGCAGTCTCTCCTTCCCCTTAGCTCCATACTTGCCATCATGATTCTCTTCCACATACAGGATATCCTTCTTCTGCAGATACCAGGTTTTACGCTTTGTTTTCATACCAAAAGGCTCCTAAGTTTAATATCTTAATCGAGTACTAAACAGGGGAATTTCACCCCTGATTTTTCTTACATTCTTGACTTTTTAGTGGCCCAATGATATTATGTAATTGGTTGATTACATATGGACCTGAGTCGATGCACCCCTTGCATCGGCTCTTTTCTTTAGTTTACATAACTTTCTTTTTTCTGATCTGTTCCAGCTCTTTTTCAACATCTTTTCCGCTATATTCTGTCAGAAGCTTTCCAGAGATGTTATAAGTCCACTTGGTGGACATCTTAATCGCTATTCCAATCGGCAGTTTTCCCTGCTGCATCGCAACACGTACAAACTGCGGGGACGTGTTGAGAATTGCAGCAGCTTCAGTTGTCAATATTTTTCCTGTGTTCATTTTTCGCATCCTGCTTTCTTATTATTCCATTGATAAATCCGTAATCGGTACATTTGAAATAACCTCTGATTGATCCTGCTGCCCCCATGTGATTTCGATTGTCATATGAGGGCTCTTTCTGGTATTTTTGACCTGTCTCTCCATTTTTCTGATAAGTTTGCTCAGGAAGCCATCCTGCAGTGCTATCTCAGGAGGTATTTTGCATACGATTTTTATATGTTCCACCTTTACACCATCCTTTTCTTCCCATCACTTTTAACCAGCAGCTTTCGCTATAGCCAAAACTAATGCGATTATTGAAATTACTAATGAAATTATTTGTAGCTTCATCTTCTCACCTCGTTTTCTTATATTGACTTTTTTGCCAGTTTCCCCTATTCTTGTCTTACAGGGTACTGACATACCCCAGTGCGTAGAAAGGAGAAACATATGAAAAAATTTACTTATCCTTTATCAGATAGTGACATTGTTACTTTGACAAACGCTTTAACAGTGATGATGAATACACTTCCTGACTCTGATTTAGCTCCACAAGATGTAATTGATAATTCCATATATTATGGAGAACAAGCATTTTACACATTATCAACACATAATCTGCAGATTTCTCGGAATCAAATTTCAGCCTTGTTTGTCGCACTTCAGATTGCAGATGGTATTATCTCTGGTGAAGTTCCGGCGGATGAAGAGTCCAAGAAAATTTGTCAAAATTCTCTGTTTTCTATTCGAAAACTTCTTTCTGTTTTTGAGGATTACTTTGAGGCTTAGTATCTTTTTTGTATGACAACGAAACCACCACATCTTTCGCACGAAAATATGTTTTCAATTTTCGTGCGTTTTTTTTATCGTTCATCTTCTCACCTCGCTTTCTGTTACTTCTCCAATTACATTGACTTTTTATTTCTTTTCTCCTATTCTTTAGGTACAGGGCACTGGCATGCCCGAGTATTATGAAAGGAGTTCTTTATATGACAATTCACGAAGTCATTGATCTGTTCAGTCACGAAATGATCAACGAAATCTATCACTCCACTGCTGACGAACTTTCCAAGGATGAACTTGTCAGTGCAGTACATGAAGTTGCATCTACTGTCCTGAAAACTTATGAAGCGCAAACCAAAAGATAAGCAGCATGGCAGTTATTCTTATTGCAGTAAGGGTAACTGCCATTTTGGTTATTGCTTCTTTTTCTTCTCTGACAAGCTTTTGCGTCTGCTTCCAGATTCTGTCATCGTGATATCTTACAAATCCTTCAAGTGCAAATCTCCTGTCTCGGTCACTTTCCATCTTTTCACCTCGCTTCTGTTATCCTGCTTTCTGGGTTTCTACTTCCATTGCATCTCTGGCTCTCAGGAGTTCTGAGTTATTCTCCATCAACTTAAGACTTACAATATCCATCTGTTTCAGATTCTGTACGATTACTGTGATACGCTCTTTCTTTTCTTTGGTCATATTTTTCGCCTACCTTTCTGTCAAACTTGACTTTCTTTTTATTCTCTCCTATTCTTTAGGTACAGGGCACTGGCATGCCTGAGTATTATGAAAGGAGCAAGCTACCATGGATAAAAAACAAGCGCTTAAATCTATAGAACACTTTACTGAAGCTTCTCTTTCTGCCGTCTATGATGGCAACGCACCTGCTACCAAGTCTGATCTTCAAAAACTCAGATCCGACATTGCGCAACTAGCTAAAGAACTCTTG